GATAAGTTGACCAGCAGCCAGTGTGACACCCAGCATCGGGAGTAACTTACGTGTAGCCATAAGCATGTTGTTCATTACTCCCGGAGTGTTCATATCGTTAACGTTTTCTTGTGTTTGGTGTATTTGTCTTCTATGTTCGTCAACGGTTTCTTTTTGTGACTGGTAAATCTTACGTCGGGAGTCAACTTCATGAACCTCACGTTCCAGCTGTTCGGTTGTAGTTGAGTTTGGGTTACGTTTACGAGCTTCTTCAAGGTCACGTTTCTTCTTCTCAAACTCACGCTCTATCTTGTTGTACTTTTCGTAGAACTGCCTGTACACGCGCTCCGCTTGGTCTGCTGTACGCTGAAACCGTCTTACGTCTTCTTGTGAAAGAAAGCCTTTATCCATGTTACCTTTACTCTCGATATTCTCCATATTGGACATCTGCTTTTCGAGGTCTTTCACCGACTTAACGGCTTCACGGGTATCAGCTTTCAGTTTAAGATTAATTTCCTGTGACATGGACTAGTCCACCTCCTCCCAATCATCAACATCTTCTAACTGTTCGTTGTCCAAAACGATGCCTTTCGCTTTTAGTATCTCTCGATAATCCGGGAGGTCACCGTCATGTTCCGTAAAACGGCTGTAGCTCTCTTCTATCGCGTCGATTTCGTCTTGGTCAGTCTTACTATCATAAGTGTTCTGAGCTTCTACAGCTGCCTTCTCAGCCTTCTCAAATTCCTTATCGAAGTCTTCATCCACAAAGCGATTCGCAAGTTTTTTCGAGATTTCTGGGTTATCCAGCAAAAAGTTTTCCCAAAGGAACTCTTTCTGGTCAGCCGTTAAGGATTGAAACTCAGGCGAGGTTGGTAACACCTTCCACTCTCGCATAATCCAGTAGTCAAATCGATTACTGGGCTCCTTGACTATTTCCTGCATCATCGTTGGTGTTAGCAGGCTTTCGAAAGGAATTTACCCATTCTGTGTACTCGTCATAAACCTGTTCTAACACCTCGTATTCGCTAACGTCCGCAAGGTTGAACCACTCTGGGAATTTTGTTAAAACGACTCCAAGAGTTGCCGCCATGTGAGCAATGTTATCAGTAAGGATATCCACTTGACCTTGTAAGCCTTGTAGCATCTTCGCCTTATTAACACCAATCTGCATACGGTCTAAAACCGATGGATGTTTATATACGAACGTTCCAACAAAACGAGCGTCTACGGACGAGAAGTTGAAATGCTTTTCGTGTGTACGATTAGTTCCTTGAATAATTCCTTGACCTAGTTCACGAGCTTGGTTTTCCATTAATAATTCCTCCTAAGTGTTTTTGAAAATATAAAAAAGCTCAGGATAGCTAGGATCCTGAGCTTCTATCTCAATTACAATTTAGTTCGTTGTATCTGATGCTTTTAGGTATACGAATGAAGCATTCTCACCTGAAATGGTATTAGCACGGAAGTTCTCAGAGTAGTCTTGGATTGAGCATCCACGATAAGCTCGGATAACAGACTTCGTTGCTTTGTCTACAACCACGATGTCAATAACATCTTGCTTTAAGACTTCTTCACCTAGTGAAGCGAAGCCTAATTGAGCAAGGTTGTCTTTCTTAACGAAGAACCGCTCAATAGAAACGGAACCTTCGTAACGGTTGTACACGTGCTCTTGCGGCATGATAGAACCAATTTCCATAACCGGCTCAGTACCGAAAGAACGACGCGCGTCAATACCTTGCGCACGCCCTACTACTTTATTCCCAATCATCAAGAGAATCGTAGAACCTGAGTGAACAGTCTGTTTCTCTTGCGTAGCGAAGAATTGTAAGTCAAGCTTTAGTAGCATTTTATTTCGATTCTTCATAACTCTTCAACCCCCTTATTAAGATGCTGTTAACGCTGAACGGTAGAATGAACCAGTGATTAGGATGTAGTTAACGCTAGTAACCGGCATTGCCGCATAGCTTACTTCTACAACTTCACCATCTAACACAACAACGCTTTCAGGATCGTATTCAACTAGCCACTCTTCACGCACTTTTTGGTCTAAGAACGATTGAACCTCATTCTTAATAAGAGCACCAGTCACAGCAGTACCCTTAGTTCCCACGAAGCGAGACTCTAAGTGTTCACGTAATTCGATATTCAAGAAGTCCATTAACTCACTGATAGAGTTCTCACGGTAAGATGGGTTGTTATCATCTTGGTAAGTCGTCACACATTGAGCTACACGGAAGCCTTTGCGGTTACGTGTACGCACGTACTCGATAGGCGTTACACCGTTTTCAAGTAACTTGTCGATTTCACCTGAAGAAAGAACTTTCTCAACCCCAATAAGGTTTAAGTAGTCAAACGTTACAGGTTCAGCAACAGGTACACCAGCAGAACGTCCAGCGATTAAAGCAGCTGTGAAATACGCAGGTAATGTTTCTGTTGAGTTATCAGAAGCCTTACGTGTAATCGCAGGGTAGCATTGAACAGCACGATGGCTATTTAACGTTACAGCGCGGTTAATCGCTTGGTCAACCGTTTCACCCATTCCACCACCGTAGAATGCACGCATTTCATTTTTCTCGTTATTCGATTGAGATTCAACATAACGAGCAACTTCAGCGTGAATAGCTTCGTCAGCCGTTAAAGGAACGATAATGTAACCGCCCTCACCTGATACTAAATCAAGCTTGTCAGCCCAAGAAGCTGGTACAGTATCGTTTGAACCACCAGTTAAGTAAGTAGATTCAAAGTTTTCAACTTCTCCAGCTTTTACCTCTACAGTGACTAAACGAGAGTAAGCCAGTTGGTTTACGATATCACCTTTTAGAGCTGTTACAGTGAAAGATGTTTTAATATCTTGGTCAGCCACAGCATCTAAAACCTCTGTATCAAGCGTTTTATTACCAGCTAACGTTACAGACGCAGATAGCTCTGGGTGAGAACCAATCTCGTTGATCAACTTGTTAACTTCTTTAAACTCAGCAGTAGCCCCTAAGTCATAAGCTACAAGTTCTGTAGCTGTAGCTTGATCCGCACCGGTCTTAACGATGAACTTCTCAGCTTTACCGTTAGCATCAGTTTGGATAGTTAAGCCAGCGTAAACGTCAGCACCAGTGTACTTAAAGTTGAACACAGGACCAAGTTGGTCGTAGATTTCACGAGCATTGTCAGTCCAGAAATACACTGTTAATTTCTTAGAGCCAGCGATTGAACCCTCTTCTAACTTCGCTTGAATTTTATTCGCTTCAGATCCGTAAAGCTTAGAAGTGATTTTGAATCCAGCTTGGTCTAGCACAGCTTGTTTCGCATCTTCAACACGAACGAAACCGATTTCACCAGCACCTACCCCGTCACCAGAAGGAGCCCAAGCTAGCTCAGCAGCCTTAAGTAAGTTACCACCGCGAAGAGTAGCACGAGCTTCAGAGTAGTTCGTGAAAGAGTGATACTTGTTCGGCTCTCCACCTTGTGATGAACCCAAGAGAATTAGTTTCTTCTCAGAACTTGAACCAAAAGCTCCAAGCCCCTGTGAATCAATACGACTATGCGCTCCTGGTCTAACGATACGTTTACCATTAAAGTTAACACCAATGTTTCTAGCCATAGAGTTGCACCTCCATTAAATTTTTCGGTTGAAATATTTTTCCAACTCTTTGTCAAACGCTTCTATGGAGTACTGGTATTCCCGCCCTCGCATAAAAACAGTAAAACCAGCTTTCACCTCATCACGAATATCTTTAATTGCAAGGTATTCTTCTATGTGAATTAATGCTGGTCTTTTAGCTGGTTGTTTTTTGTTGTTTGCCATCTTAGTTATCTCCTTCCAATTTCCAGTTCACTTCGATGCCTTGAATGTAATCGAATACGTTTTCATAAGAGTTTTCTATGATACACTCAAACGTCATCGCACGTCGGTAAACAAACTCAGGCATGTACTCGGGAGCTGGCTCGAAGTCTAACCCACCAAGACTTTGGACATTTAAGTTGTACTTGTCGGCTAGCTCTAAGCGTGAAGAAAGAATAATGTATTTTAACAGGTGGTAAAGTAGCACAGTCAAGTCGCCATTATTCGTCCACGTTTCAATACGGTATTGCGTATTGAATAATGTACCGAAAACTTCAGTACCAGACTTTTTATAGACATACTCAACGTCTAGCTTCGAACCTCGCTGAACATCTTCTTCATCAAACGCTAAAATAGAACGATTCGCACTCACAACTTCAGTCGGTAACACTTCTTCACCATTTAACAGAATTGACGTTACAGCGCTTAACGGCTTATGCTGAAGCTCAATCGTCGGTTTCCCGTTCTTGTACTTCACTTCCACCTGCTCTGTAGCCGTAATCAACTCGACATCATCAGAGAAGTCGTCAGACATATCACCCAAGAATTTCTCTTGCTCACGCTCGCCACCTAGCATGATAGCATAACAGGGTAGCTTCGCACGTTCCGTTGGAAAGCCACGGATAACCGTGACTGCATCACTCTTGAGGTATTCTTTTAACCGGCTTCTAAGTGTTGTTGTTATATGGCTGAACAGTCTATCTACAATATCTGGGTTGGCTTTTATAACTTTTAATCGTGATACAATTATCTCGGACAACACATTTTCAATTACAGGTATCACTAAATTCACCCCATAGCGTCATTAAGATACTTTTTAAAAACTTTCTCAAACGTCGATTTCGCATAAGGCTCAACCACGTCAATCGCTTTAATCCCAGGAAAGCCAGGATGCCACCAAGACTGAGGATCAGAGTTCTGCCCTACACGTCTAAAGCTCATATACTGGTTTTGGGTAGCGTTGTCATACTTCTTCGTTACTTTCTTAATGCCTTCGTAGATACCTGACTTATGTTGGTAGCCCGTCCAAGATGTTTGCGCAGGGTACTGTGTTTCTGTACCAGTTAATCGCGTTCCACCTCGTAGCTTACGCGCTTGTGCGTAGATATCGTCAGGCATAGCCGAACCACCGACACCTGAACCAGCCGTTCCCGGAGTTCGCTGTCTAAATGGAATCGTTAAGTACCAACCACCTTCAGCGTTATATTTCACACGCTTACTATTTTCGAAGTTAGTCTTCATATCGTAAGCAGGGAAGCCAGACTCTAGCATGTTAGCCCATTTACCACGTAGTGTCAAGATACCAGTAAACGAGTCAGGAAACTCCATCGAGTTATCAGCGTTCAACCCTAGTAGATAATCAGCACGGGTTGTCGTTAACCGCTGTTGAACCGTTTGTTCCCATTTCGATTTACTAGCCATAAGCGTTGAAGAGACAGCAGCCTGTGCCGCACTCTCCAACTGAGAAGCTAGTACACCAGAGAATCCTTTAGGAATATCAATTCGTACCTCACGCATTATAACTCACCACGCTTTAATGGTAGTAGATCCTCCCGTTTAATCATTAGCTGTTTAGGTAGTAAAACCCATTCTTCATCAGGATGACCGAACTTAATAAACGTTCCACGTAGCTCGTGAGGCATGTCAATTACGATGTACGTAGGCTTTACCTTCATAAGAATCGAAAACCGTTCATCGTAACCAAACACACCATCTTCAAACTCGATGCTCCAACCATCTTCCGATAGCTTATATTGCTCTTTAGGAATCTCTGTAGAAAGAACGCGAATGGACATTATTTCTTCTGCCTTGTACTTTAGGTTTACGACAGTATCCTGATACGTCAGCACCTGTGAATAAACCGTTCGGAAATCTAGGAAAGTAATTCTATCACGGAAGTTTACTTGGTCTTTAGCCATCGTAGTTACGAAAGACGTACCCACATCAATCAACCCGATGGGAGTAGCATCGTTACTTTGATTAATGCTTGAGACAGCTGCACGTATCTCCTGAGGATCGAAGTATAGGAAGCCTTTACCTTTACACGCTGGACAAATAAAATCTGCGCTACCTGTTTCCTCATTAATACAGGAGCAGAAGATAGCTTTCTCCCAAAGAACACGCGCCCCACGCTGGTATATGAGACGCTCAAATTCCTCAGGTTTAAAATCGATTCGCCCAAAACTCTTGAGCTGGTACTGATTAAGCTCTTTCATTATATCACCGTCATATTAATTCCACCGTAATATGCTTGTAACGTTGGTAGCATACCATCGATGTCTTCTTGTAATTGTTTAATACGAGCCGACGCACCACCGAACATCGCGGACTGGGTTGTACCAATAGATTGGTTCAAACCGTCTACACCAACGGATTGGTTCGCGATACCAGCACCGATGATTAAGTCACCCCATACGCCCATTACGCCCATCGCAGTTTTACGATAGATTAAATCTTTTAGCATAGGGTGAATCGTCGTTTGTCTATAAACTTGTTTCTCTTCAGACTCAGTCATACCGGCTTTGTATTTAATTCTCCACATTTGAGGAGCGTAGCCCATCTGACCATGAATTAACGGTTGCCAAGCTCCACCACCAGCGTTAATAATTAACCCACCAGCACTACCAGAGATAGGGAAAATCTGGATTACACCAGATAGGCGGTCAATCTTAAGCCAATCGTTAGGGATGTTAAACATACGGGCGTTACCGTACACCATTTCAACCGTTTCGATTTCAAGGATAGGCTTCTTCCATAAACGAAGATAATTCCAGTTCATATAGTCAGAAGCGATATAGTCATGGTTTTCTTCTTCGTCACGTGGCTGAATCGCGATACCTAGCGTTTGCTCAGCCCAGTTAATAGCTGAATCAAGATAAGACTGTAGCAAGTCTTCGGGGAACGGGTTTCCTTCAGAGTCAAATAAGGGAATACCAAATATGACTCGCTGTTTCATTTCCTCAGTACTGAAGTTAATACCAGCCATGGAAAATCAGCTCCTTATTTTTCTTCTGTTTTCTTACGACGTGAGCGCTTCGTTTTAGCTTCTTCAGCTTCTTTCTCAGACTCTTTTTCCTCTTCTTTAGGTTTAGATACTTCTTCTTTCTTTTCTTCCTTAGAAGGCTTCTCAGTGTCCTTAGACTCGATTAGCTCAAATCCCTTTACTTCTGCTAGTAACTTCATAGCTTCTTCAGATAGTTTCGGGTTATTTACAATACCGTGTCCATCAAAAGATAACGTACCAAAACCTGTTACGACTGCGTTAGCTTGTCCTGTGTATTTCTCATTTTTTAGTTGCATATTAAACCCTCCATTAATTTTTGGCATTGAAAAACTCAGGTATAATCCTACCTGAGTATAATTTCGGAACTATTCATCTGTGCTTTTAGTAATAAAGGCTTCAAAGGGAGCGTTTGCCGTTATCTTACTTCTAAAGGCTTCTGTTATCTCTTCTCTCGAAACACCTTTCTCAATGAGCATTTCGATAGCCCACCACAAGGACTGTGCTTCCACTTCTTTATGACAAGGGTTACAAAGGGTGGTTGAGTTGGTTACGTCATCGCGTTCATCCAAGTTATCTATAGTAAAGCATTTCTTAGGTACGATATGGTGGACACCATATTTAACGTCTTTTCCATTTAGGTTTTCTTTTCCACAGCGTGTACAGGTGTAGTTGTCAAGCTTAACGCGTTCTTTTCTCTTCTTCTGCCAACTACCACTTGAGCCGTTTTTGAAGGCTGGGTTCGTCTCTGGTTTCATAAAGTGGTTGTGATCACCGAACGCTAAGACTTGACTACGACAGCTGTTAGAGCAGTACTGCCTTTTGTGATGTACAACATTGTCACAACCTTCTCGCTTACACGTTTCTCTATAAGCTGTATAGTCACCCCAACGAGTTTCATCAATTTTCTTCTTCATATCTGAGGTTTTATTTGGGTGGTTTGGGAACATCTTTTTATATTCCTTTGTGGTTATTCCATGCTGGGAGAGGTGCTTATTTTGAATCCATTTCATTTTCTTTCCACATATTTGACATTCAACTAATTCTTCACTCATATTAATTCCCCTTTAAAATTGAAATAGAGTAGGGGAATTAACCCCTACTCTATTATATAAACAAAGTTTCCAAATTATACTCAGAATCTTGGCTCATTGTATAATTCAGCTTTGATGTTTTTGAATCGAAGGAACTTTTTGGGCGCATATAAAACCGGCATCCCATACATGAGTATCATCCATCTGTAAGACGGAGCAAGCGTAGCTAAGTCCATTTTTAACATCGGAGTCAACTGTTTGAACGCTAGGATCTGCTCTGACATTTCACCCATGAACGCAGTATACGTATTAGG